TTACTTGCCCACTCAGCCCATTTATTTAGCTTTTCGGGGCGAAAATCTTCTCTGCTACCATCACGTTTAATAATGGTTTTTAGCATATATTTCTCCTTCTCTGATTAAAAAGCCCTCCGTAGAGGGCAGTGTTGGTAGACGGGGCGGGAGTCGAACCCGCAAGCCATACGGCGGCAATGCTTAAAACTGCTGAGTTTACCAGTTTCTCCACCCGTCCATAAATCTTAGCGGCAAAGAAGTTAGACAAGCTCTCTGAAAGGCTTCTTAATAAAACATTTCAATTGAGTGTCTTCATTCCCATTAATAACTTCTATTCCTCTATCTTCAAGCTGACTGACAGCAGAATTGAACAGGTCAGGAAGATGACTCAAATCATAACATTTCCTCCCATCGAATTTCAACTGATTATCACCACTCACACCAAGTAAAATTATCTTCTTTGGGTTCATGTGATAGGCTAGGTTCAACGCACCGTAAGCACTATTACCAGTGGAGATAGAATACTTAGATTCTTGTAATCCATACTTACAGCTAAATGGCCCATCGCCAGCAACCCTATCAAGATAGTGTATGGCTGTTGGTACACGTTCCCGCTTTCTAGTCATATCTCTTTGGAAGTTATTTGGTACAGCACAGTAATACTTACAACTAAATGGTTTGGTTCTCATTATCTGCAAGTTTGCTTTGCTTGGATCTAGTGTGAACCAAAAATCTGTATTCCCTCTGGTTATAGATATGGCATTATTCACTGCAATAACGGAATAACCAGCAATCGGTTGGAAGTTTACAGCTTCCTTACTACTACCAACAATGATTATATTATCACACTTATCGGTTACAGATGAAAATCGCATTTCTTTCGTCCAAAATAGAATGAAGTGAATAATCAAACTGATTTAGGTAGAATACAATTTCATTTTCATGTTGTCTGTCTAAGACTTCCACAATAAGAACAGGGCGCTCAAACTCCAACACTGTACTCATTCCTTTCAGTACGTTAAGTTCGTGCCCCTCAACATCAATCTTGATAACAGACTCATCACCACGAGCAAAGCGGTCATAAACTTCTTTCTTTACTTTGAGTGCCTTGTTATGATTGCGAATACCTGTAGATAGAGAGCCACCAGAAGTAAGACCTACGTTTGAATTCACATTTAGAGAAGAGACACCTGCTCTATCGGACAATGCAATGTTGTAGCATGTTACAGGCTCATTGTTCTTTTTAACGTTCTCAATAAGACGGGTGTGGTTGTCTGTGTGGGGTTCAAAACAGAAGGCTCTGTATCCCTGCTTGGACGCCCAAATGCCATAAATCCCTGTGTACGCACCTATGTCAATGAAACTACCTTTCGGCTCAAGTGAAGCTAGGAATTGAAATGTCTCAGGCTCAAACAACCCTGCATTTCTCTGGGCGGACAACACCACCATATCGCCCTTTTCAACAAGCTCAACGTCATTAATCAGCATCCCAAAACTCCTTAACATCTTTCAATCTGGGTCGTCCATGAAAGCATACCACTCGTGTGTTGCTTGTGTCTACTGGTTTTATATTCAGGTGTCGAGGTGCTGTCTTTATCAAGTGTGCTTTGTAGGAAACAATGTACCCATCGCTCAATAAATTTTGCCACCTATCGACATTCTTAGCACTAAGGATAGAACCTATGTAGTCTTGATCTCCTCTATGCTTGCACATTAGTACCTCACTGTTATCTTTGAACTTTTCATATAACATTACCCCTGTTTCTTTAGGTGCGTACATAACACCAGAAGCAGGTTTGTGAGGAAAGTAGAAATCACTAAGCATTATCATTTTTTCGCTTTTCTCTGCAACCTCTACCATTTCTGATATGTCTCCAACAATAGCTGTATCTAAATCGAAAAACAGGAGATCTTCACCACACCCCAACATTTCAATCTTAGACCACCAACCTTTCCATCCATACTTTAGCGGTGTTTTTGGGATGTGTTGAGGTAGATCTGCCGCATCAGTGAAACACAAAAATTCCCCGTATGGTTTGAGGCTTTTATATAGCTTCTCTACATAACTACCATCAAAATCACCACCTGTCTTATACACACATGCTATAAGCAAAACTCTTCCTCCAATGTAGAACGTCTAATTGTGAGTGCTGTATCTAACGAACAGTTTACAAGATCAATACCCAGTCGATTATAAGCCTTGTCCAATCTTTCAAATTCATTAGGCCAGCGCCTGATTGCTCCGGCGTCAGAAAACCCAGTAGGGTGAGACCCGAACCAATGCACCCTCCCGTTATCGAACTTGCAATCATACCCAAGCAAGATAATTTTAGTGGCTCCAAGCACACGAGCAAGTTCTATTGCCATAATACCACTAGATCCGCCGTGAAACAATCCAGAACAACCGATTGAGGCTTCAGATTGGTGCGTTTGCCACTGTTCTACCCTATGCCAGCGGGGCGTTGTTTTATACGTAGTGTGGAGCCTACAATCCTTGTCCACAGTGGTAATAACGTCATCGTAATAATGCCTCCACCACTTCCCATCAGCAGCAAATAAATGCGTTGTCTGAGGATAGATTCGGTAGTTGTCATTAACACAAATGACGTTGGTGCCTTCTGGAATCAAGCCCACCTGCTCTTTAGTGAGAGATGGACCTGACGCTATGCAGACATAGACAGACATTAGTTCAAACTTCCGCCCGAATAGCATTACTTACCATGTCATGTGCTTTACGCTTTTTTGGATATTTACTGTAATAACTATCTCTGTATTCTTTAGTTTGTCTGTTACCTCTGTCTCTGTCATAAAGACGATAATACTCTATTTTCTCCTTCCTGTTCAACCTGACATCTGCTTTATTGCAGTCCTTGCATTTATTAACGTGCCCGTCTTTCATCTTTGGGTGCTTGTAGAACATGGAGAGGGGTAAAACCTCTCCACATTTAAAACAAGGTTTCTTAGTCATACTAGCCTCTATATTTTAATGTCCCGAGACTAGCTTACCACAACAAATGGTAAAATGAAAGGACTTAGTTAAAAGGGATAATCAAAGTAGCCATCTGACGGCGGCGCTGAATTATCCATATTCCCAAGTTGCATGGACTGTGGATATTCTTCCAACATCTCAGTTTCTTTCTGTACTTCAGCAAGGGAAATCAGCACCTTCCCGATAGCAGTGAGTTCTTGAGCGTTAAATTGTTTCTTATCCATATCTGCGACGAATTTAGTTACTTTGTCTTGATCGAAAGTCATTACTTGCCTGCCTTGATTTGATAAGTTTGTGGTCCAATCAAAGAACCTTGGATTTCAATATCCAGATCGTTGACAAACCCAACACCGATGTAAGCAGCCTCGAACACTTCAAGTAGGCTTTCTACAGTCGGTTCTTCGTTCTCTTTCTCTGCTGTGACAGTGAAATCACCACACTTCAACGTACATGAAATATTATTCATTATTCTTCCTCCACCGTATAAGCATTTTGTTTAACAAACGCTGCAACACTCTCTGCTGCAAACGCTTCTTTCATCCCAAAGGACTCATAGGTTGACACCATAGAGAAACTACCTTCTTTGCTGTCAAAGTCTTCATCCATAAACAGAAGAACGCTCCCTTTGTCAAAATCAAAGTCTTCAATCAAATCAATCAGTTGTTGTTTTTGGTCGCGGCGTCGAAATTCAACTACGGACATTTCGTTTCTCCTTTTCGTGGTCTAGCCGGAAGAAAATGAAGAATGTGTTTGCCAGTGCTACGTATGCCGGAAACAATGCGCTGTTATCTGATGTAAACCACGCATGAATACCAATGACAAAGAACACCAGAGACAGAAAAAGATCAACCCATTTCATAGGTCTGAAAGCTCCGGCTCAGTGTATTTATGCGACTTGAGGATTTTATTCTTAGCGCCGCCTACTTTGTCGCCACGAATGACATAATAACCACCCACTTCCTCATAGTGGATGTTTTCATATCGTTCGTCGTTCTCGTAAGCAGCTACACTAATCTTAGCATCTGCTTCTATAGTGTCAAACTTACTGAAATTACTGTCGTTGATTCGTTTCAACAAGTCACCAGCATTTACTTTCATTGAGTGCAGCTCCCCTGTTACGACCACGTAGAGATCACCAAGAGCATCCAATACTTCTTCTCGTGTTTTGGCTTCAAGAAGTTCGTTAAACTCTTCTTTAATCAAATCCCAATAAAGGTAGAAAAGTTCTGTGTCTTCTTTGAATTCGTTTCCAGAGACGATGTTCCACTGATGCGTGCGTTGTAGTTCACTCATAGTTTATTTTCCTGCCACTTCTTAAAGGTTTTCAGATCACGTTCAGCCAATGTCATATTAGCGTATTCAAACGGGCCATTTTCATCGCCGAGGAAAGATGTTGTATTATCCTTCTCATGGATCAGAAGGCGGTAGCGAGTAACCACCTCATCCTTTCCTTCTGGAATGTGCTTGGTCTCCACTGCTTCTACGTGGGCTTCTTTGTAATCCTCGTGAATCTTATCAAGAATATCCAAAACCCAAGTGCTCCGGTTAGCTAGTTGGTCTTTAATGTTGCTCATACATTCTCCTCTTGTTCCAGTTCCCGTTCTTGCAAAAACACCCAACAACACAAGTCAACCTTGTCAATGTCGGAAATATCCAGTTTACCAGAAGACTCAATCTTAGCACAGGCTTTTGACATAGCCAAGTAAAGGTCTGCTGTTGCACCATCTTCAATATCAATCATTCATCGCCCTCCGCTTTCTCAAAATGACTCGCCGCAATGTTAAGGTTCTCTTGAGCTTGGCACAGTTTACTGTAAGCTGACTCAGAGCACCCTTTTGCTTCGTCAACGTGAATCAGTTTTTCGTCCCAAACCTCATTAACTCTTTCCATAAATTGACTCAGCTCCTCGATGAGCATGTCTGTAAGTTCCGATTTCGTCATTGTTCTTTCTCCTTAGACTTCTTTCGTTGTTCAGTAGTGACTTTATTATGGCACGGTTTACACAACACACGCAACCCTTCTTTGCCACAAAACAGTCTTTGGGTGAAAGGTGTGAGGTCTTCCCAACATCTCAAGCTCCCACATTCAACGATGTGGTCAATTTGAATAGACTTTTGTGGAAACCAATCTTCACAGATAGCACACTGGTATTCAAACTTTTGTCGCCCTTTACCTTCACATTTTCTACGGGCCTCGTGCATTGCTTGAAATTTCCCAACTCTTTAGATTCTCATATACTTCATTATGCAATACATTTTTGTATTCTTCAGCAATTTCTTTTACATAAGCAAGCCTACTTTTCTTATACGCCCTATGCGCTTCTTCTAGTGTTGGGTACAAACCTACATATTTTCTTTCTCCTTTTATACTAATATACACAGAATACTTATTCCATGTCTTCCTGACTCCTTGCGGATAATCACCTCTCCGTGATTCATTATCATGTAGTATGCAGTTTATTTCATGTGGTACTAGACTACAACTTTGTGGTGAGTATACCCTACTGTTATTTACTCTGAGGTCTTTATCTAAATCAAAACCCTCACCATACCCCGGCTGTTCAGTATACCACCGTGCAAAATTCTGGAAGTTGTGCCATTCATCACAAACAAACACATCCGAATAAGTAGGATAACGGGATCTTTCCTTCGGACAATAACACCTTTTCATCATACAACGCCAGGCTTCATATTCTAAAGTTCTTTTGTCTCCTATTTTTGATTTGTATTTACCATCACCAAAGTACCCAACTCCAAACATTGTTCTGTGATAAGGATTCGCTACAGCACCTCTTCTTAAAGCTCCCGCTGATACTATCTTCTCATGGGAGTTTTGATCAAGGAAGCGAACTAAAACGTCATTGTAACCGTTATATTCAACTACAACTACTCTATAACCCTGATTCGTGTTAAATATATCACCAGCATTAATACTACTTTTCGGCATTTCTGCTCTCCCTACAGATAAGCTCATGAACATTCTTCTCTGAGTACCAACGAAATCCTTGACTCTCTGCCCACTCCGCCATTGATCGCTTGCTGCCATCTTTTCGACGAACTGCTCCCGGCATAGGGGTGTTAGGGTTCTGGAACACAAACACAAGCTCTTTATCTTCTAGTGCATCGCGAACGTGCTTGTATTTATTCGCCTCTGTCATAGTGCGAAATCTACCCTTTGCCTCCAACAACAGATTATTAATCTCAAAGTCAGGCTCGTACTTGGCTTTCCTCGCCGGAATCTCGTATTGCACTTTTTCAGGGTGGTACTTACAGTCCTTAAGTGGACCTTCAGCTAGACGCTTTTCTAAACTAGAATCGTACCTCTTTTGTTTACTTTTCTTTCTAGCCATCTATGTATTTCTCCTGATAATATGAACAATGTTCTCTTACCGGGCAGAAAACTTCATTAGTGCAACGAATATCTATACCGGGTCGATCTTCAATATAATGCTTTTCGTCTTTTTCTGCAAGAGCACGTTCGGCTTCTTCCATACTATCGTATAGTTTCACAGCAGACTTACGACCTTTCTTCATTAGTGCTATCTTACTTGGCGTTTGCCACCTTTCCCTACTATCACAAAGTCTAATTTGACCGTTCAGTGCTTGCTCTTTTTCCACTACACAATGAGCCACCCAAGCCTCTACATCTTCATCTGCCCATACAGGGAAATCCACTGGAATGTATGCGCTAGGTGGGTAGTCCTTACCTCTACCCGCTGCCGACCAGTCTTTAGCAAACCCATTAATCTTTATTGATTCAACGACTTCACCATACTTCTTCCTGAGAAGGTATTGTTGAAGATTTAGCTGTGCTTCATATTCAAATTTCTCTTTCTGAAATGAATACATCTTTGACAGCTTATGATCTGAAAGCTCCTTATTCTCTTTATCAAAAAGGTCGATTTGGGCACTCACCACATACTCTTTCTTTTCTCCGGGCGCATCTGGAATATAGAACGTGTGGTACAGTCTCTCTTCGACAATATACCTTGGGTTATCTTTTAGGAAATATTCGATTTGGTTATGTACGCATGTGCCGAAAAATGCTGGGAGTGCGTTAGAGACATCTTCTTCAGGCTGATGTTCTTTCTGTAGTGTATAAATCATTGGTGGTACGAGCAAAGACGTTGCACTATAATCTGTTTTCTCGCCCGGATCGTATTGATTACGTGTTTGTTCAACAACCTCCACCAACCAATCGGGCAATCCTAGTTCATTCTTCATCACCACTCCAAAATAAATTCTACGTCAGTAAACGAGCTGTTCTCATGTAAATATTTAAGTAAATTCACTTCTTGCGGAGAACACTCTTCAATATACACAATGTAAAGCTCATCACCATCAATACCAATAGACCAACGAACATCAACAACTTTCAAGTCGGCAAAATTAATTGCCCCACTAACACCATTCTCTTGTGCTGTATCTAGTAGGTGTTGGGTTTCTTCTTTGATACTAATAAGAGTTTGTTTATTCATCGTTTCTCCTAAAACAAATAAGCGGCCCGAAGGCCGCAATGTTCACTCAGGCTTCTTACCAGACTTAGCGTAAGGGAAGAAGAAGTCGTCTGCTAGTCGAATAATTTCTTTAGCTAGATCGTTTTCTCCCAGCCCTTCGTAAGCATCCGCACCGATAAGTGCTGAAACTAACGTGTTAGCCTGAGACATGGCATTCTGCCTCAAGATAGAGTTCTGGCGCTCATCTTCTTTAGGTGCGTAGGCTTGTTTCTTTCCGCTCTGATGACCTGTTGCACGCTTAACCACCTTGAAATTACCTGTGATATTCCAATAGCCCTTATCATTCTGTTCGGCTGTAAAAGCCACGGTATCCCCTTCATTAGCACGACGCTTGTCATCTTGTGAGAAGACAGAGTATTTGCTTCCATTTACGGTGATGCTGTGCAGAAAGCTACCGCTCGATACAGGCTTTGTGAAATATTCGTCTACCACACCTTGGATTTCGTTTTTCATATGTCCTCCTTCAATTCAGGTCACTCTTAATATACACCTTACCGTCTACTTCTTCAACATCTTCTGGTGTAAGCTCGTATGATGAGGATTGACCACACGAGTATACCTTGAAATAGACTTCTTTATCTTCGCCCTAAGCATCAATCAAATCTTTGATTGTCATTTGTATTTCCTCGCCTGTTCTCTTGTCACATATACCGTCTTGTCCGTACCTTTCAGCTTAATAGAAAGCTTGCCTTGATCCGGACCAGTCTCGGCTTTTCTGAACTCCGCGCCTGTTATCCGAATTGTTTCCCATTCTTCTGGGCGTTCTTCCACCCATCCAACATAATAAATCCTGAAGTTTTCTGCTACTGGACCAAATTTCTCCATTGCTGCTTTTCCGTAGCTAGTACCTTCAAAAATACTTTCGCTCATGTCACCCACGGCTGTTCCTCCTTCTGTTCTAAAAGAGGGCCGAAGCCCTCCATGTCTACTTTAGAATCAATCTCAGAACGGAATGTCCCCGTCGAAGCCGTCGTCTGACGGCGGTGCTGAATTGTCCATGTTATCAACTTCTTTCTGTTGTGTTGCAGCATTTACAGAAACACCAAGCACATCATCAAAACCATTACTCCCACCGGAATTACCTTCTACAAGCTCAGTCACCTGAACCAGATCCAGTGTAATGTTCAATTGACCGTCAGCGTTACGATAGCCCCAGCAACGGAAATTACCCTTACTACCAGTGCCAATTGGTGTGGTGATTGGATTGTCGTCTTTGTCCGCAACAGCGATGGTGGTTTTGTCACCATTCTTCTTCACATTTGGTGCTGTCAGAGAAACACCATGCATCCCCTTCACAGCATCGAAGTTGCGCTTGTCTCCTTCCACTTGATCTGAAGTTGGGAACTTGATTTTCTTCTTCTTGTTGCGATCAACACCAACCTCAAAGAACTGTTTGTTGATGAACACCCCACCTTCGTCAGTTGGCATTTCCAGCTTCTCACGGGTGGCGCTGTCAACGAACACAATAACTGAGTATTGAAGTTCACCAGAGTTGGGGTTCTTTTGCGCCTTTTGAACACTAGGGAAATACATTACAGCATCGTTGCCGGTGATGTAGATCTGTTCATATTTGCCCAATTGCTTACTTACTACGTCCATTACTTATCTCCTTTCATTACTTTAGTGATACATAGAATATTCTCGTTTGATGTTTTAGGGAATGCACACATAACTTCTAGCGGGCTATACCCATCTTTTACCATCCGAGCTTTCATATCATCCTCGTGCTTGAAGCTCGCATAAGAGAGTGTTGCAATACCAAGAATTGTCGCTCCGACAATACCCCAACAACTCACCCAAAATTTCTGTTCACCGTTCATAATTACCTCTTTTTTTTTTACATGATTTCAATGTAGCCGCTTTCTTTCGCTTCTTCAATAAAATTCTCAATTAGTTCAATCGCTGATTGTACTCTATTGGCATCGTCAGTAACAAGCATTTGATGTGGATCAATATAACCTCCGTCAAACAAAGCATAGTACGGCTCGTCCACATAGGCTACATTAACGTCATTTTTAAATTTCATAATTACCTCTTTTGTCAGTTTGCGTTTGGTATAGTAGCATTAATTGACGAGTGGGTCAACAAGTTTTTTAGCTTGTTCGATATACCACTCGTAGTTAATATCACCTTTGTAGTCATCCATGTTATTACATATAGTCACCTTCTGTCCAGTGTTTATTCCAATGCGCCTCTCTTGCGTCTCACCAACACAAACCCATTCATTCTTCTCAAGACGCTTCACCATTGTTGGTGTTGTTGCATACTGACGCTTACCCTCCTTCTCGTAAATGTAAACGCTCTTTGGTTTGTCTGGCAAGGGGGGCATCACCTTAGTCAAAGCTACCCCGTCATTGCTGATATAGTAGCGGCAAATGTTTTGTTGCTGTTCTTCCGAGACAATGTACCCATCCTCATCCAGAGTTTCAGCAACCAGCTTGCTTGATCTAGGTACTTTTGTTCTCAGCATGAAATCATAAATGTCATCGTGATTCAAGATGAAAGACTCAATATCACCATCTTTAACAAGTGCGTGTTCAGCAGCCTTCTGTATAACCATAGATGAGTGATTCTTGTGCCACATGCCATCGGCACTAACACCACCCATCAAGGGTTCATCCTTCACTTTCTCATACTCTTCTGGCAACAAGTAATACTCGTAAGCACCTTTGTTTTTCAATGTGTCGTCAGTGAAATGACCAATGTAGTTGTTACAGTCCCGAATATACATTGCTTTGTAGTTAGCATACTCCATGACCATACCCGTGAGTTTTTCCCACTCGGAAACCAACTTCTCAGCTTTTGATCTATCCTTTCTTTGTACAACGAATGTTGTGCCATCGGTGTTATTTTGTGCAATATACAAGTCATCAATCGTAAGCAGTCGCTCGCACATCATACTCAAGCACATCTGACCAGTCAGTGTGACACTCATTGTTGCTTTAGGATCATACAAAGGACTATATTTATTATTCGTGTCACCATAAGAACCATTACCAGCAAGCTTCAATGCTTTGTTGAGTGACGTACCTTTTTTGTACTTCTTACGTTCAGCAAGGAGTTCTTTGAACACATCAGTAAAGCTCTCACCCAAGTGTTCCGGTCTAAATCCGTTCTGAATGAAGATGGTTGGGTACATTGCAGCTACGTCAATGTCCACAATTTCAAACTCTTCGTCTTCACGAATAATAGTGCTTTCAATGCTGCTATGGAGGCCGCCGGTACCGTAGTCATAACGCAACCCGTCAACTACCACGTTCAAGTTGTCTGCCACGCGCCAGCAAAAATAGGTGTTCGTCTTGCCTGACTTCAGGGTTCTATTCTCACACCAACCCATTGGGTGTCTTTGCTTCAGTTCAGCAATCTGCGACTCCATGTTTTCAGGCTTTAGCTTTTTTGTTTTGGTGGTCATTTCTGCATAATTTGCAAGACCGCCCAGTTCGTGCTCTTCAATGTCACTGAAGACACCTTTAGTTTCAGTGATTACTTGCTTTTTCAGCCACTCTAGCACAGCGTTAAATTCAGGTCGGTCGAACTTGATGTAAGACGGGATACAGTCAGCCAGAGCTATCTTGTCGCGCTTTGATTGATTCATAACTCTTGAACCATTAATCCTGCGATAACAACTTCCGGGTTGTGCCTCCTCCATCTTTGTGACAAATAAATCCTTACCGATCTTGGTGTCGTTGAAGTTGAGCATGTTTTTCTTGTACTTCTTACTCAACTCCTCACGAAACTTGATTTGATCCATACTATACATCAGAAATTTGCACGTTTCAGCCATGTCGTGCTTGTTGTAACGAAGCAGATTGTCAATTTGTTCGCTAGTAAGCACGGACCCCGGCTCATAAGGCAAGTCTTCAATGTTCCTTGAGCGCATATTGAACTCAAGCATCTTTAACGATGTGGCCCGCGCTTTGTTGTCATAGTGGTGTACTTTATACAAGTCAATCTGAGGAATCATAGTCTCTTTTTCAGAAACAATGTACTTGAACTTGTCGTCACCGTCAGCACCAATGACAGTCATCGCATAATCATAAATCTCCTCTACCGTACAATCTTGATTTTTGAGAATAAAATGGAGTACAGGATAGTCGAACATTACACAATTAAACCCGATCAGATAACATTTCTGACGAACAATGTTGCGTAAAAAAGAGAACATTTCTTGGCGCTCATCTTTGCGCTTACTAATCTCAAAACCCCAGCAATTGCGAGATTCGACATTACCGATATAGATAGTAAAAACATTAGGGTAGCATTCTTCATCGTACACGAACATTTTACTTTTTTCCACTTACTCACCTCCTTTTTTGTGTTTCCAAGTCAAACCTTTTCTTATGTTGTATATTGCTGTAGATGAAACACCCAAGGATCTAGCTAGTTCTGCTTGAGTGAGGTCGTTCTGTTTGTCAAACTCATTGATTATCCAATCAATAATAGCCTCCGGTATTTTTGACCTATGGTTATCATTACCCCTTCTGTGGTTATAAGAAGAATAGTCATAGTCACCATTGAGGTGTGCATGTGTGTTATTTTCAGCAGGAGTTACCCACTCAAGATTGAGGTAATGGTTATTTATCCTATTCATGTCTTTGTGATTAACATGACACTTGTCTTTTGTTTCACCTTCGACAAAACAACGTGCTACACATCTATGTACCAAGTACAGTTTATTACCCGCTCTGAATTGTGCATAACCATTGTTACCAATACAGATTTTGGGGTAAAAGGATCTAATCGTGTACTTTTTACCGTCACGGGTAATGTATGAGTAAGAATCTCTCCATATTACCCCATCCTCCCTCACCCATATGAAGTCACTGTCCGGTAGAATTTTCCATTCCATTAAAACGTCTCCTTTTTCTCAGCAGCTACAGATTCACCAGAGTCAGTGGAATCAAAAGTCGGAGCATTGTCGTCGTCTTGCCATGACATACCTGGTTGTTCCGCTTCCCAGTCATCAAAGTCTACCTGTTCTCGGGTTGTTATGTCAAAATACCACTTAGCGGCAGGACCAGTTATTCCCGACCGACATTTCGGCATATCAACATACATTGTGTTGCGCTCAATAGGGTCGGCGGAATTCTTGTTTCGGTTGAGCACAATGTTGATGTCAGCAGACTGAACAAATGTTCCACTTCCGAGAGAATCGTATTCAGTGACATGCCTAACATTACCTTCAGCATCAACAGGGGGTTTGCGTGTATGAAGGACATTTAGAAAAACCCAACCATTCTTCTTTTGCCGCTTTTGCCACATCATAAAGTCTTCTTGCGCTTCATTACCAAGAGAACGAAGAAGGTCTGTCAGTGGGTCAATGATGAACAGCTTGCTTCCATATTTCTTCGCAATCTTTTCCATCTGGGCTTGGAGTGTTTGAATGTCACCGTCTCGCTCATCAATAATATAGAACCGACGCTTACCATTTTCATCAACACTCAATTCCTTTTGCGCCTTATCCCCTTCAGGACTAGATATTGCAGCCCAAGCATCTTCCCCGTTTGATAGGTAGCTCAGGTTATTCTTTGTGTGCATGGAAACAAAGTCAATCATTAACTCTTCTGCTGTCCGCTCCAAGCTAACAACTGTTGGCGTAATCGGACTATTGAACATCCAGTGATACATGAGATTATCCGTTACTACAGTCTTACCACTCGATGTATGAGCAATGATGTTCATAATTGCACCAGTTGAACGTACACCACCCCTCATATTTTCTTGCAGTCGGTGCATGTAAGGGGGTAGTGAAATTTTTGGCGCTGTCAAAAACTCTTTAATACCACTAAGAGCATCTACGCTGTCTTTTATTCCACTCTCACCATAAGCATCAGCATTGAAAAAATCACTCGCAAATTGACGTTCCATTCCTTTCTCAAGCATTGCGTTTGCATCCTTGAATGTGCAATGCATGATTTTAATCTTGTCCTTTGGTAGCACATCACAGATCTTTTTGAGTGCCACCCTTCCTGCTTTATCAGCATCACCACACAACACAATATTCTCAAACTGATTCAAGAAATCATATTGCATTCGGATTTGTTGAATACCGCCACCTTCACCAACTGTAGGCGAAACTACTGGAATTGGTTCATAGCCGCTTTTTTTGCGTCCGTCTTTTAGCATTTGGTACGCAGCAGCCTTATCGTTTTCACCGCCGAGACAAACAAGAATATACTTACCGTGAATATTACGGAAACGGAATTGGCCACTGAGTTCGCTACGCTTCCCCGTCAATCCCACATTGCCGTAACCAAAGGTCTTTGGTAGGGTGCGGGGCTTGTATCCAATAAGCCCACCTAGACGCTCATCAGCACAAAGCTCTTGGTTTGTTTCAGGGTAATAGATTCGATATGGTTTATCACCCTTGAACTCAACTTTGTGACCAAAGAAATTAAGTGTCTCAGCACGAATACCTCGATAAATGAACTCGTTGCTCACCAATTCTTGTACTGACGCTACACGACTGTTAAGTTCTTTGTTTTCCTCAAATGTGATTGGTTCTTTTTTGCTTGCTGTAAACTTCGGCTTACCGCTAGGGTCTAGCAGTTCCTCTAACATTCCACGTTCACGTAATGTCTTGTCATCATAGTATTTCTCACATCCCGGCGTAAAACAAGTGCCGTTGTACTTACCATTCTCTTCTGTGTAAACCGCGCAATTATCACTACTGTTACAATGGACACAGAACGTGTGCCCAATGAACTCACCTGATTCTTGCTTCATACAATATTTTCCTCAATAACAGCTAAAAA